GTATTAAGATCGCTACCTGTTATAACCATTGGCATACTGCTGCCCGGTTGGTAGAAGGCAATACTGATGATGCCTACTTGCTCGGGAGTTTCTTTGTCCAGGTTGCCGCTTGTTTCAATGTCTACAGCGATAGGCTTATCTAGGTCAAAGTATCTCCGAATGTCCCCAGCATTAGCCTGGAGTGGCACTACTCCAATAGGTGAGTATCGTGGTGCCTGTACAAACTGCTGGAGTGCTGCGATGATAACGCTAGCCGCGTTGGGCTTAGTCATCATCTGCGCTATGGAATAAGTATAGATTAACTGCGCGCCTGTCGGTACGTAATTATTTCCTGTGACAGAACCGAACACTAAAACTTTAGGTAGGCTGCCTGGGCGTACGTAGGCACTAGCGTCTACAAAATCGAAAGTGTTCTTAGGCCATTCGGAATCAATGATGCCGTTCAGCACCTGCATTGATGCAGGGGTTAGCGGCTGCTCACTGTACACCGGAACTTGTATCATGCTTTCTCCTGCTAATCGTAGACTGGGATAGCCCGGTGAACCTAGACACTACCAGCTGCGAGTTACCGCTGTCCAGGGCTATACCGATGAGCATATCAGAAACAGGCAGTGAGTTGTTAGCGTTCTCTCTAATCTGAATGAGTGTGTCTAAGCTGAGCGGATTAAAGCTGCCGCCTAGACCCCAATTCTCTTTAGGAATCCAAGAATAAATAGTAGGCTTACTCAATCCCGACAGCTGCGCCAGGTGTTGCACGCTGAACAGCTTCCATTCGGCTAGTGATACAACAGCATCATAGCGCTGCTGTCTGTTCATGTTTGCTGAGCCTCGGTAGAGCGCCAAGCCCTCACGCAATGCTTGTAGCGTTTGATCCATAATTAATCTCCAAAACCATTTTGATGCCCATTTTGTGCTGAATAAGCACGCCTCTATCTTCGAGGGCTTGTACCATAATGCGGAAGTCTTGCGGGAGCTTGTCAGGAAACTGCTTGTAGCAGGATTCCCATGTGGCCTTGCCGCCCTTGCTGACGATGAACGCCTCCAGCTGACCGACTTCGCGCTGCCAGATAGACTCGCTCACCATCGTACTAATCTTGATCAGGTCGTCGTACCACTCTTCGCAGTAGTGGATAGCTGCCAGCATGTGATCGAGTGTGATCGTACTCGACCTGTCGTGCATGGCGAACAGCCCCGCTACCTTAATAACTGAGATTGTTAAACGCTCGATAGGTGCACGGAGTATTTCAACCTGCGGCATGTTAGCAATGACTTCATTGATGTAGATTCTGAACTCATTGAACCGGTCCAGAGCATCCTGGTTCAGTCTGATCGGCTGCTTGTTGTCCCGCGTGCCTTTCATTTCCCAGTGGTTGCGGCCTATAGCTAGTGACTTGATCAGACCATTGCGTACAGGGTCCACGTATTTACCCTGAACTATTGGTGCCTGCCGCACTAGGTCTTTCTTCGGATCGTATGGGGTCGGCTCAACTACACTGTAAATGAATCGGGTAAGGAATCCTGACTTGAAATGCTTGACAGTCAGCAGCTCCGTGGCCTCTTCTGTGATACCCATGAGGTACAGCAGGAAGCTGGTAGGTACAGCCTTGATGATTTGCTTGTCCCCTGTGGAGCGGAGTGTACCACGAGACTTACCGCTGTACAACTCAGTGAAGTACTCGACTAGACCCGAAAGAAAGCTCTGCGTGAATAGCTCCTTAAAGAATCCCTGTACCTCATCCTTGTGCAGAAGTGATGCCTGGTGTGGCTTGTCTGCCAGTGCCTTGTTGAGTCCCTGCTGTGTTGCATCCGTACCGATGTTGTACTGGAAGTCTGGTGTCTCCAATGCCTCCAGTATGTCTATCATATAATCTTTGGCCGTAGTTTTACGGTCTAGCGTGGTGTTACCCAGCAGCATCGCCCAAATGTTCAGCAGCATGTTAGTAAACTCTAGGGGCACATAGCCGAACTCGGAGTAGACAGCGCTCATTGCCATGAGCGCAGACATGCGGTGATACTTTGGGTGCGAGGTTGTCTTAGTCTTCGCCCATGCTACCCACTCGTCAGGGAACCGCACGGTGAGGCTGTCCCGTTCGTCGTCTGTGAGCAGATTGATCGGCTCTAGCTTAGTTTGAAGAACTACCAGCGGCTGATTGTCTGACTCAAAGATAGGGTCGTTCGGGTCGAACACTGGCGGCTGGTTGCGGGGGTCCACTTCCGCAATGAGAACTTCTTTCCACAGCTGCTCAATTGGGCGTCCCTCTTGCTTGTACTTGCAGCAGGGGGCATCCCACACTAGGGTAAGGATTTCTTCCGGTGCGTAACCTGCCCGAAACAATTCCGACTCTAGCTTGTAACGTACCGATGAGCGGTCTACGTTGTCAAAGTTGTCTTTGAATAGTAGCTCTTTGATAGTACGGTCGTTAGGAATTTCACTCAGCAGCTGTGTCCGTGACGGCAGACCCTGCGGCATGGGGCGGTCAATGGCGTAGACTTTTTCAGGGAACTCACCCACTGGGTAGGCTGCTTCCAGTTCCGCTAGAGAATAAATAGCGCCGTTAATTATGGGCTGCTGTACTACAGCTACGTGCTTTACGTTGGCTGTTCCTGGTACACGGAGCAGCTTAGCCATGTTGCCGAAGTTAACGTCAGCGCCTTGGTGTTTGTGCGCTTGCGCCATACGACGGTTCAGCAGAGCCACCGTGTGCGGGTTGTAGTCGCCGTCGAGTACCCAGTACACATGCCAGCGCCCTGGTGACGTTTCTACGGCTGCTGAGGGTGCTACCCGGTAGTTGGATGGTGCACAGGCATCAGCGTCTGAGTATGCCACAGAGACTGTCTTAGAGTTCTGCTTCAGTCGGCGGGACTGGTTGTACAGCACTGGGCTGTAGTACACGTCCTGTTCATTGTGGGCGTCGATGTATTCTACCATGAGGTCAATCTCATCGGGGTAGAGGTAGAAATTATCGTCAGTTGGCTTGCCGGTAGTTGGGTTACGCAACGTGACTACAGCTTGGCCTTCACCTGCCCCGAACACATATTCTAGCCATGCGCGTGTATCCATTAACTACCTTTCGTAATGCAAAACAAAAATCCCAACCGACGCGAGGATGCGGGGCTGGGATTGATGGTGCGTCTGGTCAGATTCGAACTGACACTGTAAGCATTTTAAGTGCTTTGTCTCCTGCCGTTGGACTACAGACGCTGGACGCAGGGGCTAGTGCTGAAAATTAATCCAGGTCTAGCCCCCGCGGTTTTACGGTGTGGACATACCCGTTCTAGCTAGGTTACTTATTCAGTCCACCCCAAGTGGGGGTGTCAACGGTTGCAGCTGGTGCTCCCGTGTCACCGTTCCCGGCCTCAGCATAACCAGTTACCTGGTTACGGTCAGTGCCGCTGTTGTCCTTCTGAACACCAAGTTTCAGTGTCAGCGGCTTGCCGAGAAGTGTAGTCCAGCTGTCAGGCAGCTGAATCTGTCCAGTCTTCTCATCAATGGGAAGACCTACAGCCTTGGCGAACGTGACTAGCTTCCACGCTGCGGGACCGTCATAGAGGGGAACCTTCTGGTAGCGAATTTCTCGCCCTGCCCACGACCCGCCCTGGACCTTGAACGTAATGTCTAGCTGTGGTTCTCCCGCGTTGGCTCCGGTCTTCACCGCAACCTCATCGATAGAGAACACGGTGGCCTCTACCTTAGTTCCTGCGGGGATGACCTTGAATTCTCCACCAGTGAATGCGGAGTCGCCTACTGCTACTGTGCGTGCCATGTTTTATTCTACTCCTGTGTTGTTCTTAGCATCTTGAATTAGTTTGAGGATGGTTTTCATATCGGGGTTGTAAATCTTGTCCGGTAGGCCGAACCGATTCTTGGTGACAAGGCTCTCACTTGCCCCAACGTACAGCACACGCTCTAGCTTACCGCCTACGTTCTCGAATGCCAAATACCCCACAATGTCAGGGATGGTTGGAATGTCTTCACGACTTGAACCAGTTGCTTTGACTGTGGTTTTTACTGCTCCGGTCTGTTCGTTCTTGTCGTCCTGCGCGTGCATGACAAAGATCGTCGGAATGTCGGAGTTGTGGAAGTCACGGAACCATGCGTTAGTCCATGCTTTCAGGTCGTCCCACGCACCGAACTTGTTAGAGCGATTCTGCGGCAGCCCCTTGAAATATTCCTCAGCCATTTTCTGTCCAGCGTTACCTGTGTCGAAAATTACTAGGTCTACCTCTTCAGGGTGCGCAAGGATTTCTGCTTTGATGACTTCCAGGTGCTGGAAGGTTGGTGCTTTGATACGCTTGACGCCTGGGTTGAGGCGTCCTACACCTTTTGCTGAGCCTTCGATATCTACGATCAGCACACGGTTGAACCCCGCATGGATTGCTGACGCTGCCAGGTTGGTTTTACCCTTACCTGAGTCACCGAAGACAATGATGCTGTCGAACGTGTCTAGTGTT